CTGTTAAGAATGTTCGCGCCCTTAATGTTTTTGGTCTGCATCATTGAACGTGCAAGTGCACGGGTGTATCGAGACGATAGCGTATCGTAGAGGTTATCTTCGATAGCTTCCTCAGTCAACGAAAAGGCAAGTGCAATCGTTTCGTGAGTGTACCGTGCAGTAAACGACTCCTGAGCGGTGTCGTAACTTACACCTGCACCTTCACTCTTAACGGGTGCTTCGCCAAAGCCAGTGAGCATGACTTCTTCCTCGAAGGCTCTTTCAGAACTTTCGGTGTCGAAGATCTCTTCATACTCAGCAGCGTAACGCTCGTATTCCAGGCCAAAGAGAGCATGTAGGCCGGGAACAAGCTCTTTTACGAGTTGTGCTCTATTAATCGCCATTAGTTACTCTCCCTAGACTGCGAATGTGTTAGTTGGGAACGTAAATAAGGCTCGTGCACTAGCACCAATTTCATTGCTCGGAGAGTCAACGAAACCTACACAAAGAGCAACACCACTACTGGTCGTAGCGGTTACACCTTCTTTTGAACGTCCATTGTTTGTGGAACCAGCGGTGGTGCTAAGTGTGTACTTATTACCAATGAAGCTAACAGCTGGTGTGCCTGCAGTGAACTGGGCTTCAAAAATGATACCCGGATCAGAGTAGACATAAGCTACTGCATCATCGCTACCAAGAGTAGCAGTGCTGGCTGGCCAATAGTTTGACCATTGAGGAGCACCACTAGTGTCCGTATATTGAACACCAGCAAAAACTCCTACTGGGGTGCTTGTAGCACCTGCCTGATTAACATAACCAGAAGAAAGCGTAACCACGTCGCCGGTGAAGATATCTGTGCCATACCCGCTTGCAATACGCAATTTCTTGGTTCTAATCACCCCACCGTACATGTGGGAAGCAGGTGTAAAGCCGTTAGGGGCATCTACATTTGCCATGTTAAAACCTCCAAAGAGTCAAGAGAAATTATTCGGAGTCTGCACCTTTACGTGCACTTCCGAACTGTGTTTTTGAGCTCCTTTGAATGTCTGTCGGTCTGATAGGCATTCTAGGATCACTATCTCGCAACAAATCATTGTCGACACCACTGATTTGGTCATCGGTTTGCCTCTGAAAGTAAGCATCCCGTTCCTCAATGGTTTCTTCAGGAATTTTAGCGAGAATAAGACCACCTACTCCAATCACACCCGCGTGCTGTCCTTGATCTAAAGTCGGTGCATCGAAATCAGGGTGATCTTCTGCGCGAACAGGTTCAAACCCTTCACGAATACGCTTAGACATATTCGCTCGATCATCGTGACCTCGGACCTCTGCACGAATCCACCGGTGTTTATAACCAGCGGGAGCTTCAGGGGCATCTAACATTGAAGGCGGTTGCCAAGGTTTTCTGCGAGTTTTCTTCTCTCGTGATTCTGCAGATCTGGAGACGCGATCTGTCATTTTTTACTCTCCTTAAACGTATTTTGCATACTCTTCGAGCGGCACACCAATTCTTTTTGCAATAGCAACTTGTGAGGGCGTGAGACTCACTTTGCGTGATCCCTTCTGAGGTTGGCCAGCACCACGGCTAGAACCTACCACTGAAGATTGCACGTTTTTCGGTTGACTGAACCTATCGGGAAAATATTCTCGAAGTTCTGCATCAAGCCTATCGTAATACTCGTCTGAAGCAGGATTTACACCCTCTTTCTTCAAAGTATCGTCGATCGCTATAGCAGCCTCAGTCATCACACGATCTTGTCCAAACCACTGGTTGCTCTTATGCCAATCCTGTGCTCTAGGATCAGGAGGCGGAGGAGCAGCCTGTTGTCGCGACTGTACTTGATTTTGTTGTCTATTACTAGCTACCCGTCTGCGGCTTTCTAGTTTTTGACGATTTTGCGCTCGTTTAACGTTTTGCTCTTCTAGCGTTACTTTAGTTAGAGCTTCTGTTGCTAAAGCTATTGCTTCTGCATCTCCTAGCTCTTGTGCTTCTCGAAGGGCCTTACGAGCACGTTCTCCTTCAGATTTAACTCTAGCATCATATTCAGAAACTAAATTAGCATCTGCAGATGACAACCGAGTCTGAAGAGAAGTTTTTTCTTTATACAAAGATTCAGCGTAAGTAACAGCTTCGTCTCTTTGTCGTTCCGCTTCTCGCATTCGATAAGTTAATTTATCAATACGCTTTTTAACGGAATCACTGTAGTCATCAAGCTCTTCTGAGTGTTGAGCTTGTTCTTCTGACTCTTGACTTTCGCTTAAATCTTGATCTTGTAAACCTTCTTGAGCTACATCTGCAGCTCTAGGATCATACTCACCTTCTGGTAAAACCAGTTCAATTTCTTGCTCAGACATTTTTCCTCCTTACTGCAGAATCGACTCAGGATCTGATATAACAGCAAGAATCTCGTCATCGTTTAAAAGACGCATATCACCGCCCTCTATACGAAAACGAGCACCTGCATATCGTCCAAAAATTACCCAATCGCCCTCTTTACACCAAGGACCATCAGGAAACTTGTCTTGATCTGCGTATGCACTTGGGCCTAAAGAAACAACAAGGCCAACTATTGCAGCGACCTTTTCTTTTTCCAGTGTTTGTTTTGCGAGCATGATACCACCACGTGTGGTAGCTTTTGGCTCGAATGGCAGAATTAAAATTCTGTAACCTGTCGGGGCAGGTAGCTTATCAGCATGCGATTCTAAAGTTTCTGGGGTCAGAGAAGGTTCTTCCGTAGAAGATTCCTGTGATCCGAAATTTAGAACTCGGTCAGGGACATCATTCATCGATTTCATCATCCATCTTTGAGAGCAGGTTTACGATTTCTTGCTCAGTGAAATTTAAACCTGAAATTTCTCCAACGATTCGTTGGTACTGAGCAAAGTCTTGGGCGCTTCCCGAGGAAAGCGTTTGCGAGAGCTTATCTTGACGCTCTCGTACTTTTCGGAGTAAATACTCCGAATACTTTATGAAGTCCATACGTTAGTTAATGTAACTGGTGAAAGACGTACCTTTAGTCGCCGCACCTGCTCCTTTAACTTTCTTCTGAACTCCCTCTTCTGAATACTCACCGATTTTTACAGACTTCGCTTGAGCGAACCCCTTATCGGAAGCAGTCATCGACTCAACCTTTGCACTTTTAGGCCGTTTGTTTCCCGGACCGGGATACTCTTTTTTTACGAACCTCATTTACGCTTACCTCCAGTCCTACCGCCTTTTCTCATCATCTTAGGCGCATTTTTGTTTCTTTTCAGACCACCGCCCATTCTCATTTTCTTGGGCATGTTTTTGTTCTTTTTATATCCAGCCATTACTTTTCTCCTTCTGAATAGAGATTGTTAAACGTCACGTTGGAATCCATGTAGCTATCGTCAATTTCTGCACTATGTACATGTTGACTAGGATGAAAGTCAGGTGCTCCTGAACCAGTTTCCCATAATGCTGGGTTAGTTGCTCTAACGCGGTTGTTAGGTAACGCTACAATATTACCTGTCCACTTTCCAGCGTCTATTAGCTGAATCACATGACTTTGCTTATGTTGCGCAGGATCATCAGCGATATCGTTTCCGGTGTAGTCTACAGTAAACATATACTTTCCCGTATGAAACTCATCGTTGATTTTACAAAGCCAAGGGCTAGACGAGACTCGATCGATCACAATAACTTCATGATCTCGAGAGCTACAATCCCAAGGCTGTGCAAAATGAGTTGCCATCGGTTCCGGCATTTCCTCCAGCATAGCATCCGCTACTAAAGCGGTGATAGGCATTCGTGCCCACATCGCACCGCCATGTACGTTTTCCGTATTCTCATCCTGATCCCATTCATATCCTGTAAAAACTACTTGAAATGAGAGGCATCTATCAGGAATCGTATTTACCGCAATAGCGATTGCATGTAAATACTCGCCATGATAGTCAAGGTGATTACACGTAAATTCTTTTCTAATCCAGCAATTAAAATGCGGGATATTACTTATTAGATGCGGCACTTACTCCTGCTCTCTTGACTCACGAACTACCCTTGCTAAGTTTGTTAAATTAGTGTCAGCTGCTCGCTCATCGCGAAGCTCTGCTTGACGTAAGTCTGCAGCGACTCTAATATCTGTCTGACGTTCTTGAGAATCGATCTTTTCGACTTCGATCTGGCTCTTCTGATCAAGCTCTTTTTCGCGGAGTCTGAGTTTTTCAACTTCAAGTTGCAGCTGTTGCTCGAACATCTCACGTTGTGGGTCTGGAACTTCCATAGCCTGTTGCAAGGCTTGTTCTTGACCTGTGATCTGTTGCGTAGCCTGTGCTGCCGCCATCGCAATCATGTTTTCGTATTCAGGAGGTACTGGTGGTAAGTTACCTGCTTGATCTGGTTGCGGTAATTGAATACCTTGTTGTGCCAGAATCTCTTGTACTTGCAGTCGATACTTCAACGCCTGATGTTGTTGAATATGTGCATTCAGGGCCTGTACCGCTGCAGCGTTTTGAGCTGTTGCAGGATTTTGTGAGAAAGCTAAATGCGCTTGAATATGCGCATCGTGGTTTTGCTGAATAAACGCTTGTAACGGTGTGTTCATTAAAGCGTCTTGGTTTTCTTGTATAGGATCTTTCGGAGCTGCTTGAACTTCGGGAAGTAAAAGCTCGTCGATATCCTGAACGTTTAGCGCGAGATACATTTTACGGAAAGCGGCTTTCAGATTATGAATCTGTGGCGCACTTTGCGCTAATTGCAACTGCGTTTGCGCAAGAATAATTCTTTGCGTTGTACTAAAGATATTAGGGTCAGATACAGGAACAACATCAACCTGATTGCCAAAGTCTTCTTTGAATACTGTTTGTTGTGCTCCCTGTACCTGATACGGATACTCCGGTGGTAATACCTCACCGAAAATGCGCTTGAGAATCTTAAACTCATTCTTCTGCGCATAATGCAGTCTTTTGTGGATTGCGGAAACAACACGCTGTCCACGTTCAAGCATAGCAATCGTCGTACCTACGGGAGCGTTTTGATTCTGATCACCAGCTCCTGAATCAATTACAGACGCAAATTGCTTGCCCGACTCGACTAAGACTCCAAGTAAATTCGCTAAAGTACCGCTTGGCTCTTTATAAGGTAGCGGCAAGAAAGAATCACGGATTGTGCCTCCGGGAGTATCAACATCACGCCACTCTCCGGGTTGAATCGGATCATCGGCGCGTTGAATATTTAGTCCTCGAGACTTAAATCCTGCCGGTAGGTTAGAAAGCGTACCCGCGTCGATCAACTGTCGAAGAATCGAAGTCGCTGACTTCGTTACACCGCCAATCATGTGGATTAGGCCGAATCCGTAGAATCCTAACCCCGGTAAAAACTTGTAGTGCGTAAAATACTCAATCTTCTTGCGTAACGGATCCATCGGCGAGTAGTTACGGCGAATACTAAGCACTTCGTTAGTATCTTTGCAGATTGTTACAATATAAGGAATCGCAACCCCTGTAGGTTCACCATCTTCATCGGTATGTTCGAAGCCTTCAAGGTCTAACTCGACGTGTATCTCTAAAAGCGTGAACTCTCGGTCTTGTCCTGACGGAGAAAGCCCTTCAAGTTCGTCAATCTTTTCGTTAATCGCCGTTTCATTAATCATTGACGGAGAAGACATCGCTGTATCGCGATAAAACCCAGAAAGCTTGAGCTTTTTAAGGTCGTTCTCTGTCATGTGGATGACGTGAGTGATTCGTGGTGTTGTAATCAAGTCAGTCGTGTAATAAGGCACGACTAAATCTTCTGATTTCACGAAACGCGAAACTGCTCGACCAACGGTCGGATCATAGTAAGACTTTTTAAACGCAGACCCAGAAAGCGGAAGATAAAACAGCAGCTGATCCATCTCAGGATCGTATTCTTCCATCTTGAACACGATCTGATAGTTCATGAAGTTTTTAACGCGGTTAGCCTGCATCAACTTAGGGTCGGTAACGCGACCAAGTACGCGAGTATCTACAGGACCACCGGCTGGCAGTAATTCTTTATAGGCTTGTGCTTGAAAT